TACTTATCAAGTTTATAATAAAAATCATCAGGTGTAAGGTTATATTTATCTGTTTCACTTAAGTATTGAGGGTGCCTCATTAAAGCACCAAAGATTTGAAGGATTGTACTTTTATCAACCATTTATTCTTCTCCTTCAATATTTTCCAAAGACCATTTTGTTTTGGGTTTTGTTTGCTTTGCTCTCTGTATATATTGCACAGGGCGCGCCTCTCTTTCTTTTATCTGTTTGATAATAGCATCGAGAGTTCCTGTCTTCTTATTCTCTAAGTCTACCCAATACTGTGCTGAATCATTATATATATTCGGCACGATACCAATTCCACCCAGAGCCTTCTCTGGATTGCCCTTTAAGACATCATAATAATACCGAACTGCAAAGTAAATTCCCTTTGGAGTCATTTTCTTTTCTGGCTTAATAAAAATCTTCCATTGACTATCTAACTTTCTAAAGTCTATCGTCATTTTTACATCACGATAAAGATAATCAATTAACGACTCGCGCCAGAACTCTTCATCTGTTACATTTGAGTTTACGGATTGCTTATTTTTAACCCACTCATTATAACAAGAAGAATGGTAGTAACTGCGCTGCCCAACAAGAATCCAATTCTCTTTTGGAATTTTATCTGTGTCGAACTGTTCTTTACATAAACGACATTTTACTACGTGCGACATATTTTCCCCTTTCAGACTTTTTTCCTACTTATATTATAACAAAAATTTCTGAAAATGTCAAATTTAAAATAGAGGAGTATAGATTACTCCATACTCCCCTATTCTTATATATGAACCGCCCGCGATTGACGGATTATTACATATCGCGCATTTCTGCGACAACTAATGCTAACAAGTCTACTTGGTCTTCTGTAAACTCTGAAAGCTTCATCTTGTGGCCCATAATAATTTCAACCTTTTTCAAGATTGTGTTAGCAACTTCTTCACTAGCGTCATCGCCAGTACCTACTAACTTAACCCAAAGTTCCTTAGCTTCCTTCATCAAGTCGCTAAAACTTGCTCTTTCTTCAGTAGTTCTTTCAATCTTGTCAACTACTGTCGCGCCATTTGCTTCTTCGGCTTCAATCGCTCTAGCGAGAGCATCAACGAATTCATTATATCCAAACTTAATCTTTGGCTCGAGGTATCTGAAACGGCTACCAGCCTGAACCTCTTTTGTGGCGCGAGTCTGAATCCAACGCTCACTCTCACCTTTCTCATTCCAAGTCTGAGTGATAACACCAATAATATCTACAAGACCATTTACAATCTTAAGACATCTATTGTTAAGGTCAGGCTTAGAACCAGTTACATTACCATTCTCGTCGGTGCTTTCCTTGAGGTGGCAAGTCATAATGAGACCATAACCGAGCATTGTAATCTTACGAAGTGAATTCTCAAATTCCTTTGATAAAGCATTATAACCGCCACCAAAAGGAATATCACCAATTTTCTGCTTACCCTCTTGAGCGCAGATATACTTTTCGCAAGCATCATAAGCGATGCCAACTGTATCAATACAGATTGTAGAGAACTTAGCCTTAACTTCAGGCTTTTCTAACTGGCGTAAAACTACCTTAAAGTCACTCCACTTTTCAATCGGCTGAACCATAGCGCCGGGGCGCGCGTTAGTACCCATTTCGAACGCAAGAATCAATGCGTCGGGCGCCATAGAACAGAATTCTGTCTTACCGATTTTAGGCTGACCTGCAAGGAGAATGTACTTCTCCCTGAGGTCTTTAGAAATGACACTAGGCTGAAGGCTTAATAAATCAATAGCCATTAGTCATTCCTCCTATTAGAAACCGAGGTCCTGTTTACCCTTTGTAGAGTTCTGGATAGGAGCTTTCTTAGCCTTTGAATCCTCACCGCTAAGCATCTTCTCGTGTCTTTCCTTACGAGCTGCAATACCAGCCTTGATTGCATCTACATCGAAAGCGAAATCGCCGTCAAGGGGAGCCTGTGAACCACCAGTAATGATGAACTCACTAATATTGATTGTGTGAACGGACTCGAGAGCTTCACCGAAGCCAACTTCCTGCTTTGTGGTCTCTGTACGAGATGTGAAGTTCAAACGACCATTAGCCTTGAATGTATCACCAACTGTCCAATACTGCTCGATAGCATCGATGACGCTTTCGGATGTAGCAGTAAGAGGAACGATATCTACATTCATAACCTCTGCGTTAGGTGAAGTGTACTGAGGTACTACTACTTCAACAATGTACTTAGAACCTTCGCCCTCGTTCTCAACATAATACTTCTTGCCTACTGAGAACTCAAGAGTGAAGTTAGCCTGAGGCTTGAACTCACCAGTAGCCTTACTGATGAATGAAGCGTTGATACGAGGAACGCTCTTAATCTTTCTATCCTGTCCGACAAAGTCGTTCATTCTAATTGAACCATTAGTGATACGAATCTTGTCAGCTGTGTTCTTATCGCCTGTCATAGCGATAGACTTAAATTCCTTATAAACTGTTTCGATAGACTCATAAGAAGGATTAATCTTACCTGCCTTAGTCATCTTCGGAGCAAATACATATACAGGAACCTCAAGGTCTGTCTCCACACCATTGATTACCTGATTAACGAGAACCTTGATGTTACCGCCGAGGTATTCTACATCAGTGCCTTCTCTGTTGTATGAACCATGCTTTAAATCAATTTCTGAAAGGATTCCTTCAATCTTTACTCTGTTTTCTGCTTGTCTAAACATAATTTTCTCCCATGTTTTTGTTAAATAGATTTTTTCTCGGGTTGTTGTAAAAGGGTATTAGCATAGTGCTAATACCCATTTTACTATTAGGTTGAGTAAGAATTACTCAGCGTCGCCCTCGGGCTGAACGAATGCCTGACCAGCTTCAGTAAGATTTACGATAGTAATCTTCTTGCCGTCCTCAGTCTTTCCGCCGTCCTCACGAACTGCAAGACCGTTCTTTACGAGAGAGTTAACGCAACCTGTAACGGAAGCAATCTTCTCGAGACCAAGACCTTCCTGAATTTCAGAAGTCTTTACTGAACCGCCATTGTCCTTGATGTAGTTAAAAACTGCCAATGTCTTCTCTGCCAACTTAATGTCTGCCATATTTTCTCCTCATCCGCCTTCTTTTTCCTTTTTAGTTTATTTTTTTGTTTTGGTTGGGCGGCCAACTTTTTTTTCGAAAGTCTTTCTTAACTTTCTATATATATTATAACAAAATTTTATAATATATTCAAATTTTATTTCTTTCCGTTGTCGAGGTTATCCACTATCATCATAATGAAGAATACGCAAAAGAGAACTATTGCGCCTACCGCGCCAGCTATCCTTTCTAAATCTCCCATAAATTTAACCTCTCAACTTAAAGTAATTATATTATAACCGAAATTTCAGAAGATTTCAAATTTTAGATTGCATTCAATTTTAGAACTTTTGAATTTTCTGAAAGTTTAATGGATTTTACGCCTTGCGCGCCACGTCCAAGAAGTGGGATATCTGATAACTTCAAACGAATCTGAGCTTTTGTAGAGTTTATGAGTACGTCTTGGTCTTTGGAAAGAGGAAGGATACTACACAAACAACTTGAGTTCTGAATCTTAACTCCTTTAGTCGCGCGCCCTGTGAGCCTAAACTCATCAATGGGACTACGCTTAATATATCCGTCTTCCGCAACAGTTACAAGTTCTCTTGTATCGTTTGGAACAATGGTAGCCTCTGCTACTTCATCGCCGTCATTAAGTTTAATTCCAGCGACACCGCGCGCGACACGACCGATTGCACGAATATCAGATGTTGTAATCATAATAAACTGACCGGCACGGGACATAATTCCAATCTTTTCTTCGTTAAGGAAAAGCGCAGAAACAATTATATCACCACTATCAAGCTTAATTGCTGTCGCACCTACATTTCTCTTTAAATTATACTCAGAAAGTTCTGACTTCTTCAAGATACCATTCTTTGTAATGAAGACGATATACTTCTTTGTATTCTCTTTGGACATGACTGCGGCCGCAACAATCTTTTCATATGGTTGAATGTTAATGTTTGAAAGATACTGCTTTTCATTAACTACAAAATCACCCATTTTCGCATGGTAGAAGTTACCGTGTGAAGTGAAGAAAAGAATTGTATCTGTGTTCTCTCCAACGAGATTGTCTATGATATATTCTCCGTCGTCGAGTTTGAACTTGGCGCCGGCGCCGTTACGCTTTTGTGAATAAAGAGTAGATGTCTCCGATACGAATACCGAGGCATTGTTAGTGAGAGAGATTGAAAGTCGTTTCTTTTCAATAGGCTCATTATCACTTCCTTCTGCCAATGCGATAATCTTGGTGCGCCTATCGTCTCCAAATCTTTTAGCAACTTCTGCCCATCCATTCTTTAACTCCTGATTAAAAAGAACTTCATCACTTAATATTTCTTTGAGACGATTCGCTTCTTTAAGTAGTTTCTCACGCTCATCCTCTAACTTTTTAACTTCCAAATGAGCTAAACGGCTCAATTTCATATCGAGAACTGCTTTTGCTTGAACTTCATCGAGTAAGAACTTTTCCTGTAAAGCGGTAGAGGCGGCCGCGGTAGACGCAGAGCTTTTAATTGTCTGAACAACTTCCTCAATACGAGCAAGACAGATTAAAAGACCGTCAATTATATGAATACGATGTTCAATCTTTTTAAGGTCAAATTCAAAACCTCTACGGTACACAACTTTTTCATGGTCAATATGAGCCTGAAGCATTTCCTTCCAAGTAAATACCTTAGGAAATCTGCCCATATCAAGCATTGTAAAGTTAATACCGAAATATGACTGGAGTGATGTTTCCTTATATAAATACCTTAATACCTTATCGGGATTTGCCTTTGCGGTAAGATAAATCTTAATAAGAGGAGTTTTACCAGTAAGGTCATTGTATCTTTCAATACCGGGGTTATCCTCTCCATTAAGTATTGTATCTAACTGGCCGCAAATAGTATTAGTATAAACGCCATAAGGAATTTCAGTTACAATAAAGCATCTTTCCTTCTTATCGAACTCAACAACACTTCTTAATTTACAAGCAAAGCCTTCGCCATTCTTCATTGACTGCTTTACTTCACTCTCATTATATAAGATAGCACCGGTTGCAAAGTCGGGCGCGCAATAAATCTCGTCAAAACTACAATCGGGATTATCAATTAAATGAATAAGTGCATTATTTACATCTTTAATATTATACTGAGGTATAG